CAACTGATGATGTAATTGAAACTACTGCATTTGGAACATCTGCGCGTACACGAATCGGTGGCCTTGCAGATAATTCTGTTGCTCTTGAGTTTCATCAGGATTACGCAGCAGGTTCAGTTGAAGCAACAATCAACGCAGCAGGGGCATCCCTTGTTGGAACAGTAACTGCAATAGTTGTAAAGCCAAACGGCGCTACAACTGCTGCTGATAACCCTGCATATAGTTTTAACGCTCTAGTTGCAGAGTGGACCCCACTTAACGGCGCAGTTGGAGAGCTAGCAACTGCATCAGTTACTTGGCCAATTGACGGAAATATTACAAAGGCGGTTATCTAATGGCAAGAATCGTATTAACAAATGTTGCAGTTACATTTGGAACAACAGATATTTCAAGTTATGTAACTTCAGTAACTTTATCTTCAACACTAGATGTTGTTGAAACCACTGCATTTGGCAACACTGCTCGTACAAGAGTTGCTGGCCTTGCGGATAATTCAGTTTCATTTGAGTTTAATCAGGATTACGCAGCAGGCGCACTTGAGGCAGTAATCAATGGAACAACATCAACAGTTGGAACTGCAGTTTCAATTACTGTACGCCCAGTTGCAGGATCATCTCCTGCGTATAGTTTCTCCGCTTTGATTTCAGAGTGGACACCGCTTAATGGAGCAGTTGGCGAACTAGCAACTGCATCTGTTACTTGGCCTATCAGTGGTACAATCACAAAATCCTAATATAACAAGGGGGAAAAAATGGATGGATTAGCAATCAAGGTAAAAACAACAGATGGCGTTGAGGCAACTTACAAGTTAACCCCACGCGTGATTGTTGGATTTGAGCAACAGTATGGCAAAGGTATGCCCAAGTTGCTTGGAGAAGAGCAAAAAATTGAACATATCTATTGGCTTGCCTGGAAATCTATGCAGACCGCCGGCATTATCGTAAAGCCGTGGGGGCCAGAATTTCTAGATACGATTGTTAGCGCCGAATTGGATGCTGATGATTCTTTCGGATCCACCGAAATAGCCTAACTTACACAGTAGCGGCTATTTCGGTGGAAACCGGAATCTCTCCCATAGATTTGCTTGATGCCCCACCAGGGATTCTTGAAGCAATCACGATTTATATGAAAGAGCGAGCTAAATCAAATGGCTGATGAAGTAGTTATTCTTAATGGCGTTAAAGAAACGCTTACTGCTCTTAAAGAGTTTGATAAAGATGCAGTTAAGCGTTTTAACAAAGTTATTAATAATGAACTTTCAGGCGCAGAGCGCGATGCCAAAGGTTTGATTAGCGAGGATCCACCTATGAGTGGATGGCGCAAGGCAGATGCAGCCAAGGGGCGTACTCGCGGTGGCGCAGGTTGGCCAGGTTGGAACGCTGCAGAGATTCAATCAAAGATTACAAAAACTAAGGCTAAGGGCAAGGTTCGAGGCGATTACACAACAAGCGCCGGTGCCTTGCTTAATAAGTCTGCAGCAGGATCTATCTTTGAAGTAGCAGGCCGTAAGACTAAGAGCAGTATGGGCGGTGGTAGTAGCGCCCAATTTTTGCGTACCTTGGGAAACAGATTTGGCAAAGCATCCCGTGTAGTTTGGCGTGTGGTTGATAAAGATAAAGCAAGAATTGAACAAAATGTGGCAAGGGCGCTTGAAGAGGCCAAAGCTGAATTACAAAAACACTTGAATAGAGAGCGAGTTTAAAAATGGCAGTTGGCTCAATTGTCGCTCGAATTCTCACCGAGTATTCAGACAAAGGCACAAAGCAAGCAACCAAAGACATTTCCAAAATGGAAAAAAAGTTTGGCGATTTTGCAAATAAGGCAGCCAAGAGTTTTGGAATAGCAGCACTTGCAGCGGGCGCTTTTGCAGTAAAAGTTGGATTTGATGCAGTAAAGGCAGCAACAGAGGATCAAAAATCTCAAGCATTACTTGCCAACTCTTTGCGTAATACTGTTGGTGCAACAGATGCTGCGATTGCAGCCACTGAAGAATTTATTTCGGCAATGCAAGCGGAATTTGGCGTTGCTGATGATGAATTGAGGCCATCGCTAGCCCGATTAGCGGCAGTAACTGGAAGCGTTACTAAGGCTCAAAGTCTTATGGGCGTTGCTTTAGATATTGCAGCAGCAAAAACTATTAGTGTTGAGCAAGCATCTGCCCTAGTTGCAAAAGCCTATGGTGGCAATATTGGTGCGCTTAAAAAGTTATTCCCACAAATTTCTGCAGCAACAGTTAAATCTAAAGATTTTGCAGGCGCTCTAAAAGAGATTTCAAAAGAAACTACAGGCGCGGCAGCAGCAGCAGCCAATACTTTTGCTGGTCAAATGGAAAGAATTAAACTTGCTTTTGGCGAGGCTTCAGAATCTCTTGGCTATAAGTTATTGCCACAAGTTAAGGCTTTTGCTGATCTCATTATTACTAAGGCAATCCCTGCAATTCAAAAATTTGTAGATGAGAATGGCGATAAAATCGCTAATGGTTTTAAAACTTCAATTCAGTATGGAATTGCCTTTGCAAAGCTGATGTACGATATGTTTAGTTTTGTTGCTAGAAATATCAAGGTTTTTGCAACTCTTGGCGCAGTTATTATTGCTGCGTTTTTTGGTGCAAAGGTTGCCGGCGCAGTAACTGCTCTTATCGGTGGTATTAAAGCCATCATAACTGTTATGAAGGCTTTGCGTACAGTATCTCTTGCATCTGCTGCTGCAACTGCTCTTGCAACAGGTGGTATATCTGCTGCTGCGGGCGCTGCTGCATTTGGTGTTGCTTTAGTTGGTATCGGTATTGCAGCCAATAAATTTAATAAGGATTCAGATAAAGCTGCAGATTCACTAAGCAAATTTGATTTTAACGCCAAAGGCTTTGCTGCAACTGCTAATGATTATACTAAGGGCATTGATGGAATGACTACTTCCACCAAAAATTTAACTGCTGCTCAACTTGAAGAAATTAAAGTTACAAAAGGCTTAAAGGCTTTGCAAAAGTATGGCTTAGGTGGAAAAGATTTAAAGGCGCAAGATCCAATTACACTTGAAGCAATCCGCAAGAATCAAGTTCGACAAGCCAAACTTGGCCTTTCAAGCCCTACAATTTCACTTGCTGCATCTGCAGGCCACGGAAATATTGCAAAAAATACAACAATGAATGGGGGGAATATAACAGTGAATGTAGCGGGATCAGTTGTTTCCCAGGGTGATTTAGTAGCAGGCATCAAAAATGGCCTTGAGGTAATCTATCGCCGGCGTGGCGGTAGTGGTTACGCGGTGTTGTAATGCCTGCTAACGCACCTACTATTACAGTTGCTTTTGGCATTAATGGCAGTTTTACCAATGTAAGTGCAGATTTAATTCTCACTGTTGATATTCGCCGTGGCCGTATGTATCAGGATGTATTCATTGATGCAGGCACTGCTACTGTTGTGCTTAACAACCAATCAGGCGCTTTTGATCCTAGCAATACAAGTAGCCCCTGGTATAACACTTTGATTGCGGGTATGCAGATAAGAGTTACTGGCAATTCCACTGTTATCTATACAGGCTATCTTGAAGATAATATGGTTAACCAGGGCATTTACCCAACTGTTTCCCTTACTTTTGTGGATGGCCTTGCTACTTTTGGAAAGACAATTGCACCTGCTCTAGCAACTTCAGCTTTTTCTGAAACTGCAGCAGCAAGAGCAGCAAGAGTTTTGGACATTGCCCAATGGCCTGCAGGCTCGCGCAGTCTTACAGGAACTACTGTAATGCTTGCTACTGGCCAAGGCATCAGTTGCCTAGATATGCTTGAGCAGTGCGCCAATGTAGTTGGTGGCCGTTTCTATGTAAGCCGTACAGGCGTTGCAACCCTAGTTCCCCTTGCAAATAAGTTTTCACGCCCAACGCAGTTACTTTTTAGTGATCAAGGTGATGCCAATAGCGTTGGTTATGATGGCATTATTACCAATCCAGGCACTGATTATGTCTATAACCAGGCGATTGTTGATCGTGGGCCAGGCTTGCTTCAATATTCATCAACTTTTAACGCAAGTGTTACAACTTATGGTTTGAAATCAAAAAAACTTGATGCACCTTCAAATACCACAACTGCTGCAACAAATCTTTCACTTTATGCAGCTCGAAAAGATGCAGATGCTGCCGTTTTGGTTGAGCAACTTGATTTCACCCCTATCGGTATCGGCGCTTTGGCTACAGATTTCTTGGAAACCGAACTTAACGATTTAGTTACAGTTAAGCGTGTTACCTATGATGGCCGTAGCATCTCAATTAACTGCGTGGTTGAAGGTATGGCTCACTCAATTACTGCAGACAATTGGCGCGTTAGTTACTTTACCTCACTTGTTGATCCTTACACGATTGCACTCTAGGGGGAATAATGCCACTTTGCCCACAAATTACGATTACACCGGTTACTGTAACTACTTCAGGAATGACTACTGCATCAGTTATTGCAGCAAACGCACCTGCAACTACTGAACAACTAAGCACAACTAACGCATCAGCAGCAGCAGCACAAGCGGCAGCAGCAGCAGCACAAGCTGAAGCGGCAACTGCCCTTGCAAATGCAAATACTGCATACAATGCGGCAATCGGTTCGCTTCAGCCAAGTGCTAACACAATTGTTAACGCAAGTAATCAAATTACTGCAATTAATGGCACTGGTATCACTGTTTATTCAGGTGCATCTGCAACCAGTGGTGCGCGTGTTGTGCTTAACTCTGTTGGCCTTGCAGGTTTCAATTCAAGTGGCACTGCAACATTTTCGGTAAGCGCATCAACAGGCGCAGCAGTATTTTCAGGTGATGTTACAGGCGCAACAATTACAGGTGGAACGCTCAACATCGCTGGCAACGCCATTATCAATTCAAGCGGTTATCTCACCGCTACTGGTGCCACAATTACCGGCACAATTACTGCCACAAGCGGTACTTTT